GTTGGACATCAGCTTCAGACCTGCTGGCGCTTACCGCGCCTGGCACGCCTGCCCGCCTTGGACCCACCACCCGACTCCAGCATCTTTGCAGCATGCTGGCCCGTCATCACCGCCTGCTGGACAGACGACCCAATCTGGCCATAGGGACCAGGGAGGGCCGCCGCCATCCCAAGGAAGGGCTTGGCAGCTCGAGCAGCCTTATCAAAGGTGCGAGCCGCCTTCTTGGTGGCGTTGTGAATCCACTTCGTGAACCTCCCGAGCGAGTTCCAGCTGACCGGGTAACCGGGCAGTGTCGCACTCTGGATGTACGACAGGAGCTCAAGAGCCTGGGGGTCATACGAAGGGGCGGGCTGCGCGTATGCCATTTCAGAAGTCCCCGGTGAAGGGAAAATCTCGACGAAGAACACTACGGAGAGGTTCAGTTTCGTCTCGTAGGACAGGCCCGTGTAATACGAGCCCGACTGCATGAAAGGCAGTTCGCGGCAGTAGGGGAGCGCTGGCGGCTCACCCTCAAACGGGGTTGCCACATCGGGCGTTGTGCAGCAGATACCATCCGTGGTACCCGGCACGGCCTGCTCGTCGTAGCGGTTGAGGATCCAGTAACCCTGGAAGGGCAACTCGGCGGCGTGGGAGTGCTGGTCGCGACAGATCACGACCATGCTACCATCCGCAGCCTCACGAGTCACACCGTTGATCTGCTTGGCGGAACCGAGGGTGTTCGGCGGGAGAGTACCCTTGAGGTACATCATCGGCGTCGGGCCCCCGGTGCCGGGCACCATTCCAATGGAAGGGCCCAGATCGGAGTCCACGCGGTAGTCAGTTACCTGGCCACTGCGGTGGAGCTCCTCCGTGGTATTGTGGATCTCATAGCCCCCGCCCAAGAGGCGGGCGCGCTCGGTGCGGTCGCACAGCTCGGGGACATCCACGGTCTGGTAGGTGCATCCGGCGCTGGCCGGGTCGAACGAGGGTCCGGACCCGGCCTGCACAGACACAACAACCACCGAACCGTTGTTGCCCCACGCGGGCTGCGCGTTGCTCAGAATGAGGGCATTCGCGTCCTCGGTTGTCACCTGGTCGCAAAGAGGCGCTGTCACACTCGAGCTCGAGCTGCCGTTGCCATCGCCGCACACGACGGGCATGAACGCCACGTGGGCGCTCCATGTGTCGCCGGGGGCAATAGAACCGGGCTTCTCGATCGAAATCTCCTGTCGAATGGTGGCAATCCTAGACCGGCCACTCGTGGCGTCGGGGAGCCCGACGATACGGTAGTTCTGGTCATGGAACGGATCGGCCGCCATGAGGACGAAATCGGCGCCTGGCTGGGTAAGCCCGTGCCGCGCAAATGCGCCGAGCACAGCCTTCTGGCTAATATCCTCCATCTTCTCCCCACGCAAATAGTGACTACAAACAACAAATACTGTACAAAAATAGTTAAATACAGCCGTTGCCTCCCTAGCCACGATCTGGGCCGAGCCAGTGGACTAGCTCAAGGCCTCGGACGATCGAGGTTAAGAATTCGGAGTGGCGAGCCTCAAACAGGAACTGCTCATGCAGCTCAACTGAGGGCTCATGCTGGCAAAGCAGCCGGAAGAGAGTCTTGCCGATGGCCACCGGCTCGGCGACCCCCCGGTCATACCGGTGGGAGCAAAACTCGAAAGTCTTGTCGCACACGCGGTAGTCCTTGAGGGTGCATCCGATTGCGGCGTACCTACGGAAGGCCTCATCGCGATCGATGGCCTGCTCCAGTGAGTCGTCTCCCATGGCATAACACCACGAGGCGCCTACAAGCTGGGCGGCCAGCACTCGAATGCGAGAGTTGGAAGAGCTGGTCACGTAACGCCCGGACTTCATGAGTCCTCGGTATCTCTGCGCGTGCATTGACCCGTTGGACAGCATGAACACCGAAAGCGAGGCGCACATCTCACGGTTAGTGACGAGGCGCGCAAAACGCGAGTCCGGTGCGACTCCGGCAAGCCGGATACGC